TTTCTGCAACGGGTTGCTCGAGCAATGGGACTGAGCGTCTGATGGCTATTCCAACTCTTCTTGCCCCTGACCATGCAACAGGACCAACAGGCGGAGGCGACCTTGTCACCCTTCGTGGGACAGGATTCGCGGCGACTGTGGAGGTTTGGTTCGGTGGCGTCTGTGCCGAGATTGTCTCGGTTCGCGAGGAGGCCGGACTTTCCGTGTGCGTTCTTCGTACTCCAGCGCAAGCCGAGTCCGTTGTCGATATTGCGCTGCAGAATCTTGATGTAGCCGGACTCCCGGTGCCGACAGAGCGTGTTGTTCTGGTTTCGGCCTACCGATTCCTTCGTCCGCGGATTGTGCAGCAGTCGGATCTGACGAGGTTGATTCGTACGCTGCTTCGTGAATTCAAGCGTCAGGTCCTTGAGAATGTGTCCTTGTCTGTGTCAGCGGACTTCGACGACACGCCGCTCGATGGTCTTGATATCATCTCGGTCTCAAAGCTACCTTCCCTTGTTCTGACCGGGCCAAAGATTCGCGAGAATCGTGCGCTATCTACGAACGAGGCGCTTGAGGAAATTGTGCAGGGAATATTCGGGCCCGAGATTCGTCGAAGGCGACCGGCTCTTACCGTTGATTTGGAGTTTGCCATTACTGGGGCGTCGGATCGAGCCATTGAATTGCTCAATTTGGTGGGCGCGACAAGCAGCTTTCTGAATTCGAACAAGTGGATTGAAATGCTGCGTGACCCCAGTGCGCCTGGGAAGGGGTCTGTACGTTGGGAGATGGATCCCATCGGCGAAGTGCATGTGAATTTCGAAGGCAAGGATGATATCCGTGCTTTCACGTGGGGACTGGTTATCCACGGATTTGACCTGAACGAGGGGCTACCGATGGACTTGTCCCGAGCAGTAGACCCAGTGGGAACAAGCCTTCACGTTGGGGTAAAGGACAAGCAATGAGCGGAGAGCTTCTATCGTCCAAGGTTGTCGTCGTAGAGGAGGAGCCGAGAGTTCGGGGGATTGTCTCTGCGCCAACCTCCATCGCTGCAGCGATTGGCGTTGCTCAACGCGGGCCATTGGACAAGGCTGTCCTGTGTTCTTCCTTCGAGGAATTCCAGACCATCTTTGGTGGATTCGCGGTCGGTGCGGATCTGCCCCTAGCCGTGATGGGATTTTTCGAGAATGGCGGAGGACAGATCTGGTGTGTCAGGACTTGCCATCATACGGACATTGTATCGCCATTGAGCGCTACTGCGGCTCGTGCTGTCGCATATCTGACCTCGATCGGCGCACCTGCGCCAGCCTTCGCAAATGGGACCTTCCCGGCTCCATTTCGGCTTGAAGATGGCGACAAGCTGACAATTGCGATGAATGGAGACTCTCAATCCGCGGTCTTTTATGGGAAGCCTGCGTATCTGGATTCTGGGAAAGAGACTTTTGCCCTTTCGGACGGGATGACTCTTCTGGTCCGTATTGATTCGGCGCCGGTCCAGACGATTCGATTGCAAGCAGGCGACTTCAACACAATCAGCAAAGCAACAGCAAGTGAGCTTGCCGCTGCTATGAACGAGCAGCTCGAAGGCGCGAGCGCCTCCGTTGTCGGAGGGAAAGTGCGGGTCTCGAGCGACTTGAAGGGAACGTTGAGTCGGGTAGAAATCACCGGCGGCACAGCAGCAGGTGTTCTCGCCTTCCCCGAGATAGCAGCGACGGGCACAGGGAACGTCGGAAACATCCACGCGATTACGGTGATCGAAGCGCAGCTTGTCATCGAGTCAGCTATGGCGGGGCTTCTGGTATCGTCAATCCCAGGAGGTTTTCTCACAATCCGAACCGTTGCAAGCGGGCCGAATGCTTCGCTTCAGGTTATGCCGATGAGCACTCCTGGATTCGGCTTCGACAACGCGATTCACCAAGGACTTGCATCGGGCTCGGTGAATGCCTTGCGAGTGGAAGGAAAGGACCCCGGCTCCTACGGCAATCGAATCGAAATCGAGGTCCGCACGCCCGTATCTGGAGAAGTCGGAGCCTTCGATTTTGCCATTGTTGAAGACGGCGTCTATCGGGAAGTCTTCCCGAGTTTGAGAATGACACCCGGGCACCCTCGCTATGTCGAGACGGTGCTTAACAACGAGAAGTCTGGCTCGACGCTGATTCGAGTCATTGACCAGTTGGTAGCAGGCTCACCATCCTTGGGCATTCAGAGCGTCTCTCTCTCTGGCGGGGATGACGGCTTGACTGGTCTCGACGACACCGACTTCATCGGCTCAGCCCTGGGACAGACCGCGATGCGTGCCTTGGACCGAATCCAGGACGTTTCGCTGCTTCTGATTCCAGGCAAGGCGACGGAAGGCGTACACAACGCGATGCTGCGCTATTGCGAAGTCGAGCGTGATGGGAACCTCTTTGCGATTCTGGATCCGCCCACGGGAAGGTCGGCGGTTGAGATGATAGGTTACGTTGAATCGACGGCGAAGCTGCTGAATCTATCGGAGTTCGGAGCGATCTACTGGCCAAGACTGAAGGTGCTGAATCCGTCGAAGAGCGTCTTTGGGGGGCAGGACAAGATCATCGTTCCGCCCTCCGGGATTCTGGCAGGCGTCTTTGCGAGGACGGATGCCGCTCGTCCCGGAGGCATCTATGACCCTCCAGCCGGAATCGACGCTGGAAGAATGTTCGGCGTCGTCGGATTCGAAACGGACGAAGTCCTCGAAGAGCGCAAGAGGGATTTGGTCTACCCCAAGCGAATCAATCCTCTCACGACAGGGCCGGGACTGCCGCGATTCATTGATGGATCCCGCACGCTAAAGGGCGACGGGAATTTCCCTTATGTGGCAGAACGCCGAGGGGTGATTTTTATCGAGCGAAGCCTGAAGCTGGGGCTTCAGTTCGCCAGGCACAAGAATAACACGGAAGGTCTTCGAGCGACGGTGCGAAGGACCATAACGTCCTTTCTGCTGACGCAGATGAACAACGGAGCATTCCGAAGTCGCGAACCGAAATCTGCGTTTTTCGTGGACGTTTCGGAGCAGCTCAATACTCCGACTGTGATCTTTGCCGGTAAGCTCATTGCCAGGGTGGGGTTGGCTACGAACAAACCAGCAGAATACATCGTTCTGAGGATCTCGCAAGACACTAGGGCTTTGGAGGCAGAGCTCGCAGGTGCGGGAGGATAGCAATGCCAGTTATTGGAAATCCGAGGTCGTATCACAAACGGTTCAAATATATCATAGAGATCGATGATTTTGGGTCGGCAGGCTGGCAGAAATGCTCGGAACTTTCAGCCGAAGTGGCGTGTGTCCAGTACTGGGAAGGTGGGAGTCTAATCCCCAATAAGAGTCCAGGGCGTGTGACCTTTGCTGATATTACGCTGGAGCGAGGAGCCACGCAGGACCGTGATCTTTTCGACTGGTTGCAGGACGTTGTCGTGACGTCGAGTGGACTTGGTCTGGTCGATCCGTACTACAAGCGAAACCTTGATATTGTGCAGCAGGATCGGGATGGGACGACGTTGAGAAGGTGGAGCGTGTCGCGAGCTTGGCCGACGAAATTTGTCGCGGGACAGTGGGACAACGAAGCGGATGAGAACGTGATTGAGTCGGTAGTTTTGGCTTATGACTTCTTTGAGTTGGTGCAGTAGATTGTCCCCATATGCTTACCGTCAGCTTCTGCCCTCTCCGAGCACACCGCTCCGAAAGGCCAGATTCCATGTCCTGCACCATCACCTGTCCCTCCGGTCTGACCGGATCAATCCGAGCCCTCAAGGTCCGTGAAGAACGCTTCCTTGCCGACCGCAAACTCGCCAAGTCCGGCAGTGTCGTCGACGAGCTCCTGCGCGCTTGCTGGGAAGATACTCTCGACGCTGGACCATACGATTTTGACGGCAAGACTATCGACTGGGGGAAGGTTCTGCAAGGCGATCGATTCTACGCCCTTGTAGAAATTCGCGCATTAACCTACGGCCCGGACTACGCCTTCTCCGTCAATTGTACCGACGCAAGCTGCCGCTCTCGTATTGATTGGGAACTCAATCTTCACGACCTTCC